AAAATTATTGACAATTGCAAATCTTATTATGTGTTAAAAAATCTCTTGATGTCGTTTTACAATCTGCCAAATTATCAGTTGATGCTTCTACCAAATCCATTTTTCTGCTTTCAAGACCTTCTGCAGCTTGAGCCTGATGTTGAATACCAACAAATACAATCCCCAGTTTATCACGTAATGCTATAGCATATTTACTCATTCTATCAATAGTTTCCATTTTTGTTGTACCACGTTCTATTGACAAATTTGCGTAATTATCCAATACAACTATTACATATTCTTCTGGATCGTTTGGTGTGTACGTTTCAACAACTTTCTTTGTATATTCGCCACTTTTATCACTAAAAGTAACATCTTTATACGTTGCAGTTCCTCTCTCTAACATGAATTCCTTTATGTATTTGTTAATACCATAAGGATTTCTAATGTTTTCGATATATGTTACACATTCTTGAAAAGCATTAATGTACTTTTGATACCGTTCACTTTCCAATAAGTTTACTATTTCTTCTGGACAAGCATGTTCTTTTTCTGCTGATGCTAATACGTCAACATCAGTATGTATTCTATCTAATTTGTATAATAACTGACAATAAAACTCTTGCATCTTAGTTTCAATATCAGTTTCAAATGTAAAATACAAAACTTTTAATCGTATTTGATCTGGATGTGCTAATGCATAGAAGAAAGGATGATATACAAATAAATAATCACTTAATTTTGATTTACCTCTACTACTATAAGTTTCCCTACCTTTCGTTTGTAGTCTGGACTATGTCTTCAACCTAATTAGGTTGCACCTGCATTATCTAAATGTTTTATATGACATACATTCTGGAATATACTTATCCAATTTATTGAGTACTTTAATAGCAGCTTTTTTACCGCATCTTATAGAAAATTTACCTTTATTTCTTTTAATGGTAAAATCTGCATCATATCTTTGCTTAAAGAACTTAATCAAGTCAATAGCTTGTTCTTCTGTATCACAATAAGTGGCTATACAAAGTTCATAACTATCACCAGATTTTCCAGGTTTACCTTTATGTTTATAGAGACTTCCGTCGTCCATATACCACAAAGCTATTTCTCTATCAGTTAACCTTAAAAGAAACTCTTTTTTGATTACTTTCTTTCCTGTTTTGTAAAGCCACTTTCTTATTTTTGTAAAATAATCATTAGAAAATCCTGCTCTACACTCTTGATAGCCGTTGCACTCAAAAGTTTGGATTTCTAAATCAAATCCTACTTCTTTAAGTAGAGATACTTTATACTTCAAATACTCAAGCTGTTTGATGCTATGAGTCATCTGAAATCTTTTCCCTCTTTTATGAACTGTTCCATCTCCAAGAACTAGTCCACATAATAAATTCTTTGTATTTTTATCCATTCTGCAAATAATTTTGTAGATTTATACTTAAAACATTTAATAGTCTCTTGGGCTGGAACACTACTCCCTATGCCTCCTCAAGTCGGCTTGCATTTCTGTTTAGCTTTCGAGGATATTCAGGTGTTATAATATAATAAATTACTTTATTATACGGCAGTTTTAATGAGTTTTACCTTTTGATTTGAAGTGATTAAATAATACATCTTTTTTTGAATGCCTAACCAATATTTCTTATATCTTTGAAATGGTAATGGAATACAGTTAATTAAGCCTTTTAATATTCTTTCTCTATTTTGCTTTATATTTTCTATAAAGTTCATTAGAATACACCCCCTATTACTCCAATACCAATAATCATAGCTATTACACAAGCAATTTCAGCCCAAAATGTGAAATTTCTGAATTTATCAGATATTAAACCTAATAGTGCTAACAATGCTCCAGTTATTAAACTATCCCATTCTCCCATTAATACAAAATACAGTACTGCTGCACTAGCCCATATACCAGCACTAGCATAATGTACTGTACTAGTTAATGTTTCTTTAAATGCACACGCTGCTCCTACAAAACACATTGCTGCTATGGATACAAAAGGTAAAAATCGATAACACTGTGGACTTATGTTTATCCAATAAATCATTATTGGCAAACCAGTTGCCCACATTACAAATGTAAATAAGTATTTTAAGCCTTTTTCTTTCCACATATAATGTGTATTACTAATTGATTTTGGTACTTGATCAAATACCAAACAAGTTGTTACAATGTAGCCTATAATTAAGACTACAGGAATCCAATACAATAACTCCATTTTTAATCTTTATTAATATTTTTATAACAAAACAATTCTATATAGTTGGTATCATAGACACCATCTAAACCGTGTATTTCAAACTCACAAAATTGATCATAATGATCATCTTCTGGATCATCAAGGTTAACTACACAATTAACATCAACGTTATCATCTAATCTATTTAATATTTCTTTTAATTCTTTAACTTTCATATTAATCGATCATTAAATAATCTTTTACTAAATCTTCGTTTTCTTCTATGAATAAATCACGTTGTTCTTTAGTGTGAAATGCAAGAAAATGATAATGTTTATAAACAATTTCTGGATAGCCGTATCTTCCAGATCTTTTGATACAATATTTTATCATACTGTCTTTAGTCCATTCTTCATCAGTAACAACACCACCAAATCTTTTATCATTAGCCATTATTTGACTAATTTGAGCCATTGCTAATGCTGATTTAGCCTGTTTTTCAGTAGCAAACAGAAATCTGTTAAATTTAGTATGCAACCAATTTTTTACTTCTAATGGTTCAGAACCAACGCCTATGGTATAACCAGATATTTTATTTATATAGTTTAAATTATTTGTTTCAGTGCTTCTCCAACTAACCTCTTTCTTTTTAAATTTAATACACTCAAATGTAGATTTTTCTTTATCTATTTCATACCCTTCTGGTATTTTAATTTTAACTTCTTTTGTTTCCATGTTTTCTTCTTTTACTAAATAAATATCTTTACAATTAGATAAAAATTCTAATGACCAATATAATTCACTTATTGTTATTCTTCCAAACGTATGATAACTACCTGTATGATAAAAATCTCCTGGTACATTTGCTTTTATAAGAAAATGTGGTGTAAAGTCTCTTGTTGCTGGGTTAAACACTATTACACGATATAATTTACGATTACCAAATGCACTTTTACTTTTTTTTTTGAAACAGTCTTTTTTTATTATAAATAGTTTTGCTAACTTTTTCCAATCGTCTATAGGTAAATCACTTGTTGTTTTCCATTTTCCCATATTTTTACATTATTTTATGTATTCTGATAAGATAATAAAATGTCTTCTTTGTCATCCCAAGATCCATTAAGATTTCCATTTGGATGAAATATCATTTCGAATACAGTATTTGATGCTTTTTCTTTTTGTTCATACAATTTAACAAGATTAGCACTTTCAGAAACCATATCTACATTTTGATATTTATATACTTCAACATAATAATAATAACCAAGAAGTTGTCTTACTGGTGTAAACCTTTCATCATTATCTATTTTCTTCCAAATATCATTCAAACGAACTTTATTATCATTTAGATAATCCATTTTGACAACGTTTGACATTTTATTCTGGTCAAAGTCCATTGTTTCTCTAAAGATAATATTATCAATACCAATAGATTGGAAATAGTTTAAATAATTGATGATACCGTTCATATCGTGAATACCTTCTTTTAAAAGTAAACAAGACATTCTTGGTCTAAGATTATGCGTTTTAGTAAACGCTGCAATCATTTTTATATCTTCATTAGAGCAATAACCACGCTCATATTGCATAATATGACGGTTAATATTTTCATCATAATGTGCTTTTGATATATTTAAATGTTGAAAATGATTGTCTGTGATATGTTGAATTATAAATTTACCATCTACTGTATCAAACAATCCAGAACCGTTTGTTGTTAGTGTGCGTTTACGATAACCATATTTTTCTATCATTTGAAGAATAGGAATCAATCTATGTGATTTTGTAGGTTCTCCTCCAGTAATAGATACAGACGGATTTAATGGGCGAAGGAATGCAAGTACTTCATCGAGACGTTTATAATACTCTTTATCGTCTTGAATACGTCCCTTTTTGTACATTTGTCCTTTATTTTCATAACGTAATTGTGCTACACAAAATTTGCAATTAGCATTACAGTAATCGTCTACAAAAATAGAAAGATTTACATTAGAATAAACTTGTTTTTTTTTACCGTTAAAGTCAAATGAATTAAATTCATAATCTTCAAGGTTATAGCATTCTTGACGCTTTTCACGAATCGGTTGAAATTTTAGAGTGTTCATATTCACTTCTTTTAATTAAATTGTTTCCAAAAAATGTTCCATCACATGATATTAATTGCCAATTATCAAATGTTTTTGTGATATATGGTTCGATTAAATCTTTTTGACTAGAAGCACGGCCATATTTATTTAATAAATGTGCATTAAATGGATATTTTCCAATTTCTGCTTTAAGTTTATTTAATTCTTCTTTTGTATATGCTCGTATGTTAACTTCAAACTTTATATATTCAAGAAACTCACATGCAGATATTATCAAACATAATTGGTTTAATAAATTAGCGTTTTGTTTTTTAAGATACGAATTATATGAAGGTTTAATTGTAATTTGTTTTTTATTACGTTCTGCAATATTAACTATGTTATCTATTAGACTATCTAAATGAACAGAGTTAGTATCTATTATTATTTCTGATACAAATTTACGTGTAGAAAGATATTCTAAAAATAAAATAATATTTGGATGTAATAATGGTTCTCCTCCTTCAAGTTGAATAACAGTTTTTGTTGTTATTTTATTAATAATTTCGATAAGTTTTTCAAAACTCATAAAAATATTATTATCTGGAGATGAATACATACAACAAAATGGACATTTATAATCACATTTGTTTGTAATATTTATATAAAATTTATTCATTTTAATTTAATTAAACTGTAAAACTTGTCCAATCATCTTTTTTCATAGTATCATAATCATCTAGATTTTCAATTGCTGTAAGCAAATCTGATTTCATTTCTTTTTCGCCATCGTTATTAACGATAGTTTTCATTATAAAATAACTTAAAACTCTCATCATACGATAATCACCGTTAAAACTATTCATATATTTTTTAGTTGCTTCAACGATTTTATCATAAGATTGTTCACCGAACTTCTTAAAAAACGCTTCTAACCGTTTCATTATTAATGGAACAGCTTCTGTCCATGGTGTATTTGTTCCAGGTTTAATACCTTTTGGAAATAGTGATTTTAAAGTCGTTGCTAACTCTCTAAGATCATTGCAGCTTTGTTCTTCTTTTTGTTTTACTTCCAGCACACTATTTATTAACTTTAAACCTTTATCAGATACGAAGAATGCTTTTTTTGATTGATTATATAATATCAACGCTTCTTGATTTAGTTTCTTCATTACTGATACTATGTCATAATCATCTTTTAAAGTTAACAAAACTAAAAAATCACTTAATTCCAAATTGGTATCTCTTAGAACATCTTCGTTAATGTTCATTTCCATATTTACCAAGTTTTATATTTTCCATTGTATTCTTCATTTGTTCCTAACAAATGCTTTGTTTCGTCGTTATACGGTATGCATTGTCTCCAACAATGTGCTGCACAAACATATATAGAATATGGATCTCTTTGATAGTGCGAAAATATATCTGCTCTCCAACTAGAACTAGAACCATGGTCTTTTGCTAACACTTTATCAAACGGTTTGAAATCATCTATGGTAAATGGCGTATCTTGTACATAACAAATACTACTTTTAGGATGATATTTATACCAAGTTTCTATTTCTTTTGTCGTTGCAAATCTTGATTTTAAATAATCATCTTCTTTTGGAAAACCTTCTTTTGGTACTTCATCAGTAATAAGTGTGCTCATACCTACGTATGTTATAAAATATCCTGGCTTAAATAATACTTTTTGCCAACCGTTCCAATTTCTATGTTCACTTGAAGGAAATAAACAACATTCACCGTATTCATTTGCGCGACCATACTTATCAAAACCAAAAACATTTTTGATTAAATTTTCAACTACTATTGGATACATGTCATTTGGTTTCACACTATAAAGTTTTACGTTGCCACCCACTGGTGAATACAATTCCAATCCTTTTGGTGCATTTTTTAATATTTCTACTAAATTTGTCATAATGTTATTTTAATTTTTGTAATGTCTCTACTATATTCGTTTTCATTTTTATTAAACTTTTCACAGTATGCTTGTGCTTTCTCTTCATCTAGAAAACACTCTTCTACATAATCTGCATGTTCTTCACTTCTTGTTACAACATAGACATATTCCGGTTTTACTTCGTTATATAAACGGGTGAACTCTTTTACAATTATGCCCATTGCAACTTCAAATCTTTCTACATCTGTCATAGTTTATTCTTCTTTCATTGCTTTTTTAAATTCAGTAACTAAATGGTCAATCCAAAATCCAGCAGATAAGTTTTTCAGCTTTTCTATTGCTTTGTCAACAAAGACATCAGTACGGGTGTATTCAATACTGCTTTCATCCCAAGGTTGACATCCCCATTCTGCTTCATATTCTTGATCTGGTATATCACTTGGATAGAGATAAATTTTCTCTGGTGCTTCGTTTGCTTTCATAGTTGTTGTTCTCCTTTCTGCGCTTTAAGTCCAAGTTCGAAGAAATGTTTTGCAAAATTTGCTATTTCATCATCAACTTCCTTTGGAAATGGTTTTGCAAATTCATAAGCTTCAGGATTATCTAATAGTGATTGTGCATAGCAACCAAGTTCACATAGATTGTTCATTGAAGATTTAATTTCTTTATCTAAGTCCACCTCTTTCACTTCAAGGGAATTAATAATATCTAATATAAAACCATCTTCATAATATGCACCACTGCCTTCGGGAGTGCATTTTTTATGATTTCTCTGTTTTCGTTTCTCTATCTCCGCAACTAAAGCGGCTTTGTCTATTAGTTGTACCATAGCCTATTCTCCTTTCATTGCTTGTTTAAAATCCTCAAACATTTCATCAAACCACTCTTCAAATTCACCGGTTGTATAGTAATCATCAATATTATTTTTCAGCCACTCGCAAGCCTTGTCAATCCATTGTTGTTTCTCTTGTGCAAATTGCTCGCTCGCCCATTCAGCACCTTCGGTAAAGTGATTCATATACCAAAACTCCCACTGAGAGATTTGTTCCTCTTTCCGTTCAATATCACCCTCAAAATATTTTTTAAGTAAAGGCTCGTGTTTTTCCTTGAAAATCGCCTTTGCAGTTCTTACAATATCCTTGTAGTTCATAACTCATTCTCCATATCATTTAATAAATCTTCCAACTCATTCAATCTTTTATCTTTAGTAACTCGGTCTAAAAAACATACATATTTCATTCGATTATTGATATAATCTTCATTCCTAAATTCATTAGGATACATTTTTTCAATGATTGCTTTTGGATTCTTGCAGTGCCAAAATCTGATTTTTACTTTAAAAATTTCCATAATCTATTCCTCCATTAATTTTAGATTTTTATTGATTTGCGTTTTTATTGCATCTATAAAGTTATCAATAGATTCTTGCGTATTTCCTTGACTTTCAAAAAATGAGCGCAGACACCCTTCCATTGTAAGCATTATTGAGTCTATTTGCTCGTCTTTCCATTCTGCCATCTTTATCAATAATTTTTTTA